ATCCGCAAGTAGTTGGTCAAGGTACTAAAATATTTCAAAAGCAACTTGCCGCTCAGCCTGCGCTAGCAAGAGGCGCTTATCGTGCCGGCCAAGGTGTTAAAGCGATAAAAAATAATCCACTAAAAACTGCAGCTGGATTGACTGGGCTTGGACTAGCAGGCGGTTATGCTTCGGGCAAACTTGGTGGCAATGACCCAGTTACCCCTAATACTCCAGTTACTCCTAATACCCCAGTTAGACCTAATGTTCCAGTTAAACCTCCAGAAGGCGGTGGTCAAGGTGGACAAACAAATCCTCCAGATACATCAGCAGCCGACGATGCTGAGATGGCAGCACTAAAAGCTCAAATTGAAGCATTAATTAAAGATCTAAGCACTTCTAAAAATCCAGAAATCCAAAAAGGACTAGCGGCTGCTCAAGAAAAACTAAAGTAATCAATTAGTTAAAATGGCAGATTCGTTCTGCCATTTTCACCTCTAAAATTTCTAAGTGGTTGCTATTACAAGATAAGTAAAGTATAATAGGCTTATACAAGGAGATATCACATGTCAGGACGTAATTATGGCGCAGAAGAAAAGGCAAAACTAGAGCGATTGATTTCGGAAGGTAGTACGGTACTACGTGAAGTTGAAGATCTTACAGAAGGCTTAAAAGAAACAGTCAAGGCAGTAGCAGAAGAATTACAGATCAAACCCAGCGTTATTAATCGTGCTATTAAGATTGCTCACAAGGGCGATTGGAGTTCACACAATGAAGATTGGGCTGAGATTGAAGCAATTTTGGATATTACAAAACGTATCTAAAAGCAGTATACTATAGATGGCAGGCGGGCCATAAACCGCAACGTTGGTGTTTGTCAGCCCTAAATGACATATGGAGATTAAATGAGCTATGTAGACGCATGGTTCGACCGCGAGAATGATATCATTAAAGTGGTTGAACGTAATAAGAAAGGTGAACGTGAATTCAGAGATATTCCTGTTAAGCACACGTTCTACTATCAAGACCCAAGGGGCAAATTCCAAAGCATTTACGGCGATCCCGTAAGCCGTGTTGTATGTAAAAACACAAAAGAGTTTCGAAAAGAACAAGCTATTAATAGTGGCAAGAAATTATTCGAAGCAGATATTAATCCAATCTTTGTTTGCCTAAGTGAAAACTATCTTAATCAAGACGCACCAAAACTAAATGTAGCGTTCTTCGACATTGAGGTCGACTTTGACCCAGAACGTGGCTATGCTAGTCCGGACGATGCGTTCATGCCTATCACTGCTATAGCAGTCAAGCTACAGTGGATGGACACTATGATCTGTTTGGCAATTCCTCCAAAGACCATGACCATGGAACAAGCCAAGGAAGCTGTCAAAGACTTTGACAATGTCATGTTGTACGCATCTGAAGCAGAAATGCTAGATGTATTTTTAGATTTAATTAAAGACGCCGACATACTAAGTGGGTGGAACTCAGAAGGCTTTGATATTCCTTACACTGTTAACCGTGTTACTAAGGCACTGTCAAAAGAAGATACACGTAGATTCTGTTTGTTTAATCAATTTCCTAAACGCAGAGAATATGAAAAATACGGACGTCAAGCAGTAACCTATGACTTCATTGGTCGTGTACACTTAGATAGTCTTGAACTGTATCGTAAGTATACGTATGAAGAACGTCATACGTATCGATTGGATGCAATCGCAGAATACGAATTAGGTCAGCGTAAAACACAATACGAAGGCACATTGGATCAGCTATACAACAATGACTTCCGTACATTTGTAGAATATAATATTAATGACTGCCAACTACTAGATGATCTTGATAAAAAGCTCAAGTTCATGGATCTTGCCAACACACTAGCACACGAATGTACTGTGTTGCTACAGACTACAATGGGTGCGGTAGCGGTAACTGAACAGGCTATCATTAATGAATGCCATCGCAGAGGATTTCAAGTTCCCAATAGAACTAAAATGGACGAACGTGAAGACAACGAAGGGGCCGCTGGTGCTTACGTTGCATATCCTAAAGAAGGCATCCAGGACTGGGTTGGCTCGTTAGACATTAATTCGTTATATCCAAGTGCCATTAGAGCACTTAATATGGGTCCTGAAACTATTATTGGGCAACTACGACAAACTAAAACACAAGAATATATCGATAATCAAACTGCCAAAGGAAAATCATTTGCCGCGGCATGGGAAGGTATGTTCGGCAGTGTAGAGTATACTGCAGTAATGGGTCAAGAAATTGGCGCTGATATTACCATCGACTGGGAAAATGGCGATAGCGATGTGCTAAGTGCCGCAGAAGTATATAGATTAATTTACGAAAGCAACCAACCTTGGATGCTTAGTGCCAACGGTACTATTTTCACTTATGAAAATGAAGGTATTATTCCCGGATTGTTGAAACGGTGGTATAGCGAGCGAAAAGAAATGCAAGCTAAACTAAAGGAGGCAATCAATGCTGGTAATAAAATTGAAGAGGAATACTGGGACAAGCGACAATTGGTTAAAAAGATTAATCTTAACTCGCTGTACGGTGCCATTCTTAATCCTGGGTGTCGCTTTTTTGATAAACGCATCGGTCAATCTACCACTCTTACTGGACGTGCTATCGCACACCATATGGCAAGTAAGGTAAATGAAATTATCGCAGGCGAATACAATCACACAGGCAAAGCTATTATCTATGGTGATACTGACTCTTGTTACTTTAGTGCGTATAAAACATTAGAAAAAGAAATTGCCGCAGGACATGTACCCTGGACTAAAGAAAGTGTTATACAGTTGTATGACCAAATTGGTGAAGAAGTCAATACCACATTCCCACAGTTTATGTTAGATGCGTTCCACTGTCCAAAGACCCGTGGTGAAGTTATCAAAGCAGGTCGTGAGATCGTTGGCAGTAAGAGTCTGTTCATTACTAAGAAACGCTATGCTGTCTTGTATTATGACAAGGAGGGCAAACGGGCAGACGTGGATGGTAAACCTGGTAAGATCAAGGCCATGGGCTTGGATTTGAAGCGCAGTGATACGCCGGAATTCATTCAGAACTTTTTAAGTGATGTACTTGAAAAAGTCTTGACAGGAGCCACCGAAGATGATGTACTAGCACATATCAGCGAATTTAGATTGAGATTCAAAAGCAGACCAGGTTGGGAGAAAGGTTCACCTAAACGTGCTAACAAGATTACAGAATATCAAGCTAAAGAAGTAAAAGCCGGTAAAGCTAATATGCCTGGACATGTCCGTGCTAGTATTAATTGGAATACCTTAAAGCGTATGTTTAACGACAAATACTCAATGTCGATTACCGATGGTGCTAAAGTTATTGTTTGTAAGCTAAAACAGAATCCTCTTGGATACACTAGTGTTGCCTATCCAGTAGACGAGTTACGATTACCACAATGGTTCAAAGACTTGCCGTTCGATCATGCTGAAATGGAGCAAACAATCATCGATAATAAGTTAGACAACTTAATCGGTGTATTGAAGTGGGACGTTACTAGCACTGAAGAAAAGAATACATTTAACAGTTTATTTGAGTTCTAATATGAAAATAATTATTGCCGGATACGGATTTGTTGGTAAAGCAGTATTCAATGCTTTTAAAAATCAACACGAAATCGTTATTGTTGATCCTAAATATTCCGAAGATCAAATTAAAGATCATCACGATGCCGATGGATTGATTATATGTGCGCCAACTCCCGCTACTGAAAATGGTGTTTGCGATGACAGTATAATTATTAGCATATTGGACCAAGTACCTATATTCATGCCAGTGTTAATTAAAAGTACAGTAACCCCTGGCATTGCCGAAGCTTTCGAACAAGCATATTCAACACTTTCTATAACATATAGTCCAGAGTTTTTAAGAGCAAGAAGTGCTAATGAAGATTTCTTAAATCAAAAGTATGTTGTGTTAGGCGGTGAGGATCCTGAATGTTTTTGGCAAGAACTATTCCAAACAACATTACCAAATTGTAAACTAGTGTTTAACTGTACTGCTAAAGAAGCATGTTTAGTCAAATACTCAACTAACTCGTTCCTTGCTCTTAAAACAAGTTTCTTTAATCAAATAAACGATATTTGCGAAACAACAGGAATGGATTATGATATCGTTAGACACATACTAGCTAACGATCAAAGAATTGGTTCTGGACACACTATTGTGCCAGGACCAGATGGAGAACGTGGATGGGGAGGTCATTGTTTCCCCAAAGACACGACAGCATTTATACAATGGGCTAACGCAATTGGGTCGCCAATTACACTAGTTGAAGAAACGGTGAAATACAATCATCAAATACGAAAAAATGCTTGACTTTTGTCACAAACCTAAATATAATAGATAAACACGGAGAATCAATATGAAAGACTTTTTACAAGACCTAGTAGCACATACACATTCACTTGGCTTTTTGCCATTAGTGAAAATTAGTGCTACTGACACAGAAACAAAAATTGAATCGATGGCTGAGGATCGTTCAGTTATTGTTAATGCTAAGACTCATAAACCAGTCAGCGACTTTGAAGGTACGTTTGGCATGCCTAACTTAAACAAGTTGGACATTCATTTGAAGTGCCCAGAGTACAAAGAAAACGCAAAGATTAGCGTGGTTAAACAACAACGTAACGGGGAAGAAATTCCAACAGGGTTACACTTTGTTAATGCGGCTAACGATTTTGAAAACGATTACCGTTTTATGAATCAAGACATTATTAACGAACGTCTTAAGTCTGTAAAGTATAAAGGCTCTTCTTGGGATATTGAATTCCAACCAAGCGTTTCAAGTATCCAACGGTTGAAGTTCCAAGCACAAGCACATACTGAAGAAACAGTATTTCAAATAACAACTAAAGATGATAACCTAGTGTTTAGTTTTGGTGATGCTAGCACCCATGCTGGATCATTTATTTTCCAAGCAGGCATTACTGGTAAATTGAAACAATCGTGGTCATGGCCCGTTAATCAAATGATGAGCATTTTAAATCTAAGTGGTGATATTACTATGAAGATTACTGATCAAGGCGCACTACAAATTACAGTTGACAGCGGACTTGCCGAGTATAACTACATTCTACCAGCACAATCTAAGTAATGAATAATGTCCAGATAGTATCTGCATGCCTAGCATGGCTAGTTTTAATAGTAATAGTATATAAACATATTACGTTTACTAAGATTAAAGAGTGCTATGGCATGTGGTTTACAAAGGAATATTGGACTGACTATAATCTCGTGGAGTTTTTAAGTTGGGCGGCCAAGGCTTTTATCATTGTTCCTGGTTTAATATTCGGTATACAAATATGGTGGTTGTATTTCTTTACACTAGCAACAAGTCTAACACTTATTTGGGCAAGTGAGAAGAAATTATTACCGACACTAGTAGGATTTAACACTATATGGGCGTGGATCAGCTGTATGGTACTGGCACAACATTTAATATGAATAAAAATTTAACAGCACATCAAAACGATTACGCATATTTCTTGCCAGCAACATCGGGATTTTATAGTACATTTATAGGTAAACAACGCTATAGCAACTATGTAGATCCTGCTCGTATTCCGGCAAGTTTTGTGAATGGCGTTGAAAGTCTTAACTATCTTGACCCAGATAAAGGCGCATTTTATTATGACCATTGTTTGTACTCCGCAGGACATGCTAATCTTGATTTGAATAAACAAGACGAAAGCGAGGACATGTTCCGAAATCGTAATAGATCTACAAGTTGGGTGTTAGGTGACTCAGGTGGTTTCCAGATCGGTAAAGGTGTTTGGCCTGCTGATTGGAAAGATCCCAATTGTCCCAAAGCGGCAAAGAAACGTTCTCAAGTGTTAACTTGGATGGACACGCTAATGGACTATGGTATGGGGCTTGATATCCCAGCGTGGGTAGCTCGTAGTCCGTCTGGTGTTGCGGCAACTGGCATTAGTACATACGCAGAAGCTGTACAAGGTACTTATATTAATAACGATTATTTTGTTAATAATCGAAACGGCAATTGTAAGTTCTTAAACGTTTTACAGGGCGAAAATCACGCCGATGCCGACGACTGGTATGATCGCATGAAGAAGTATTGTGATCCTAAACAATACGGCGACCGTCATTTTAACGGTTGGGGTATGGGTGGGCAGAATATGTGTGACGTACACTTGGTATTAAAACGCCTAGTGGCATTAAGATTTGATGGCTTGCTTGAGAAGGGTGAACAAGATTGGATGCACTTCTTAGGTACCTCAAAATTGGAGTGGGCTGTACTGCTCACTGACATTCAACGTGCTGTAAGGAAATATCATAATGAGCAATTTACCATCTCTTTTGACTGCGCAAGTCCGTTCCTTGCTACCGCAAACGGACAAATCTATATCAACACAGAAACCGAAGATCGTAAAAAATGGGTCTACCGTATGCAGTCTTCTGCAGACAATAAAAAATACGCAACAGACACTAGACTCTTTAAAGACGCAGTAATACAAGATAATATCTTTAAATTATTTGAATCTAGTCCAATCATAGATCAAGTTACTATGAAAGAGATTTGTATCTACGGTGCTGGTATTCCCAAACCTGGTATTACTAATCCGGACCCAATGAATCCAGCAGATTGGATTAAAACACCGGACTTGAATAAGTTAGGTAAAGTTAGTAACAAGACTAGCTGGGATTCATTTAGTTATGCTATTCAAATGGGGCACAATGTTTGGATGCATATTAATGCTGTACAAGAAGCTAACCGCCAATATGATGCTGGTAATATGCCTGCTATGATGAGTGTACTAGACGCAAATAGAAAATCGTCTAAGCAATATGAACACATGTTTTTCAAGGACATCGTTAATGCTATATTTGAAACAAGTGATCGAGGACGAGCAGACGACCTAGTTGAAGAATATAACAAATATTGGATGGATATTATTGGTACTCGAGGTGCTAGCGGTAAGAAAACTGTTAATGCTAGTACATCGTTTGCCAATCTATTTGACGAAGTGGATTCCAATACTGTACAATTAGCAGAAGACAGCGAATTCAACGAATCCGCAATTGATAAACTTGACGAACTAGAAGCAATAGTAAAATGACATTACCAGATGAAAGATATCGAGCAGTAGTACAAACTAAAAGATTTCTATTAGAGATCCTGACTACTCCCCGAGTTCCAAAAGCAATCAAAGACGGTGCTCGAGCTTGTTTACGACACTATCCCGAAGAATATGACATGAAAGCGGCGGCTCGAGGTGCTCCTGAGCATTTTGCTGAACGCATGGAAGACGTGACTCGAATGTTTAAACTTTACGAGCAAACTAAAAATGAAGCGTGACTATAAAGACGGTGTGAGTGATAACGTAGATTTCTTTATTGGTAATGAAGTCGAGCATACACCTACATTCGGTATGCGTACACTATTTGTAACTGGTGTTCAAAACGAGCAAGCAATCGAGCATATCCTCGGAGATGAGAATTGTTTGCTTGATACTAGTAAACATATTAAGCATATTTTCTTTGGTGCTAATCATAGTTTTAATCCCAACGGATATGATGAACATAAACTATGGGAAGATATGATTACATATTTTCTCGAGCAAGGCTACTGGTGTAGTTTAGATATTCCCTTAAATCAAGTAGAAGAATTCAATGATGGCGGATTAAATGATCATAATAATTTTATTCCGCAGATAAGAGTTCCAATTCCCTACATTAAATTATGGAATTATAATACGATGATTAAAATTGACGATAAAGATTTTAATGCTACTAATCCTGGTGTGTGGTCACATAGTCTACACACTCTTAAAGACCGTAGTAAGTTCACTCCGTGGACTGACTACACTAACGACCAAATTATAAAATGATTATTAAACAAGACATTCGCCCGCTTAAAATGATTTGGGTCACATTTCAAAAGGAAGGCATTCATTGCTATCCTGCGGCCGCTACAGACCCTAACCTAGCAACAGGAGATCAATATGATGTATCGTTTCTTGCTAATCCTCATCGTCATATTTTCCATTTTAGGGTATGGCTTAGTGTCACCCACAATGATAGAGATGTGGAATTCATACAGTTCAAGCGATGGCTTGAACAACTGTATTCTAGCGCACAAGGTGTTTTGTCGCTAGATCATAAGAGTTGCGAAATGATGTCGGACGAATTGTACGACACTATTTCACAAAAGTATCCAGACCGTGAGGTTTGGATTGAGGTCTCCGAAGACGGAGAAAATGGTTCGTTCATTAAATATTAAAATAAGAGGCTATTATGGCTAAGAATTACAAAGACTACGCATACTTTGAAAACCGTCCTGACGTTGTTCGGATCTTTGATGATCTTGAAAAGCTGTTAGATTTTTGTCGTATTGAGATGTTGCCGTTTAACGAAGCAGATCTGTATAATAGAGGGGCAAAAGTTTGGCAATCGTATGAGCGTAGCACACGCCCACGCAAGTCTTGGAATGGTGAGCGTAAGCCGTATCTAGGCAAAAATCCGCGTCCAGCGTACAACAGACAAGAAAGTTAATGACTGTTTTTCTCGTTGATCTAGAAGCAGTAGATACCCGGTACACAGGTCAATGGAAAACTCATGTACCGGAGTTACTTACAAAGGCAGGACATAATGTTCAAATTATCTCTGGCCCTGAGGATATTCCCCGGGCTACTACTCCAGGCGCTTTTCTTAATTTTGGTGGTACCAATATATACAAGGCTAGTCAGGTTGAGCAAATGGGTCGTTTATTTTGCTCCGGATCAGTGGCTCCTGGCGATCACTTCATCTTTGCTGATGCTTGGCATCCTGGCATCATAAACTTAAAGTACATGAGTGAACTGTTACAGATACCTGTGACTACACATGGATTATGGCATGCTGGCAGTTATGATCCTCAAGATTTCCTAGGGCGGCTTGTTGGCAACAAGCCCTGGGTTAGACACGCTGAGAAATCATTCTTTGCGGCGTTTGACTATAATTACTTTGCTACACAATTTCATATTGAGCTACTGTTTACAAATCTATTAAATGATTTTCCAACAGAGAATCCGTGGTTTGAAGAAGATTTGACAGAACTACGTGCCGGTACATTTAGTGATAAGTTTGTGCGTACTGGTTGGCCAATGGAATATATGGATGCTACACTAAGCCCATACAAAAATATGACTAAGCGTGATCTTATTCTATTCCCACACAGAATTGCTCCTGAGAAACAAGTTGAGATTTTTAGAGACTTGGCTACTCACTTACCACAATATGAATTTGTAGTTTGCCAAGATCGAGCATTATCTAAAGACGAATATCATAAATTATTAGGTGAAGCTAAATTAGTGTTCAGTGCTAACTTACAAGAAACGCTGGGCATCAGTTGCTATGAAGGGGCAGTAGTAGATGCCGTTCCTATGGTGCCGGATAGACTTAGCTACACCGAGATGTATTTTGACACTTTCAAATACCCAAGCAAGTGGACTGAAAGTTTTGAAGCGTATGAAGTATTTCGTCCAGACTTGTGCGGACGCATAATACAGTACATGGACAATTATCAACAAATGATTCCGTCCATTAAAAAACAAGCGGAGGCTTTACATGACAACTTCTTTAGCGCAAACGGATTACTTAACAACATTAAGTAGTGGAGACACTATTACTTTTACTGATAATAGTTATGCTAGTAATACTATTGATTTAAGCACTATAACATTATCTACCTCAGGTTTAGCATATTATACTAATCCATGTATTCCATGTTATCCAAATACAATTAGTACCGGGTCTGTTTGTTTTACTAATGGCTCTACTATTAATACTATTAGTGGCATTGATATGTCAAGTATATGGAGTGGCGGGGACGAATGGATTAACAAATTCCCAGATTGGTCTAGAGTTGAGGAGATGTGTAAACAGTATCCCGGGCTAGCAATAGCGTTTGAAAAATTTAAGACAGTTTATAAACTTGTAAAAGATGACTATGATACTCCAAAAGATCAAAGAGCAAAGCCTTAGATGGTTAGAAAAACGTGGTCGTAAAATTATCATTATGGATCGTGTGAACAACGAGCCATACTTAGAACGGTACTACTTGTTCCTTAAAGATCGAAAAAAGTTTCCGTTTAATATATTTCTACACAAGTTTTTAAAAGGTGATCCGGACGATGTCCATGATCATCCATGGCCGTATGCTACCTTAATTTTAGCAGGTGGGTACTATGAATGGGTGCCGGTGTTCAATACCCTTGGCGAAAAGATTAACGAAATAAAATATTGGAGAGGTCCTGGGCATTTCCGCATCTGTAGTCCTAACAGTTATCATCGTATTGAATTAAAAGAAAGTGTAACTGCTTGGACATTGTTTATGCCAGGTCCTCAAAAAAGAGAATGGGGTTTTTTAGTTGATAATAAATGGATACCAAATGGCAAATATCTTGACGACCGTAAAAATGCCTAGTGTATTATACGGAAACAATACGGTACATACTACCGGACAACCTGGGCAGATTTATACAACCACAGGTACTGGTACAACTAATTGGGCTAATCCTTCTAATCCGTATGACACAGTAATGAAGATTAATCAAACTAATCCCCCTACTATAGAAGTTAAAGGTAATATGGTTATCAACGGACGAGATTTAGAAGAACGGTTAGACACCATTGAAAAAGTCTTGGCAATTCCTGAAAGAGATGTTATACTAGAACGTAAGCATCCGAAGCTGAAGAAACTGTATAACGAATACATTACAGCATTGGGCAAATACAGAACATTTGAAGCAATTAAAGGAGATGAAAATGGAACTACATGAATCAATTAGAAATACCTATACGGAAACAGTTATTAAAGATCACGAAGGATTTCGTCTGGTGTTGAAAAAACACGAAGTACTAATGCCTAAAGGATTATTCAGTGTCGACTTTGAACAGCAAACATTAGGGCTCGATGGCGAAGTTCGAGACACAGCGGTATATAATTTCTTTATGACTAAAGAAGAAATGGCAACTCTGGCTACAGCACTAACAGCATGAAAAAGATTTACTATACTTGGTCGCAAGTAGAGGGTGCCTGCTTGGAAATTTCCAGGCAAATGTCAGTACATAATTGGCGTCCAGATTACATTGTAGGTATTGGTCGCGGAGGTCTTGTTCCCGCTAATCTGCTGAGTCAGTACACTGGCATTAAGATGAACAGCCTAGATATCAGTTTGCGTGATGGCGGCGATACTGTCAGCAACTGCGGCATGGCAGAAGATGCGTATGAAGGTAAAAATATCCTTATAGTAGATGACATCAATGACCAAGGTAGCACAATTGCCTGGATCAAACAAGACTGGCGTGAATCAGCATTGCCCAGTGCTATACGCTGGGACAATGATATATGGCACAAGACTGTACGCTTTGCTACACTCACGAACAACCTGTCTAGCAAAGAAGATGTAGACTACTCAGTATGGGAAGTTAATAAAGCAGACGAAGATTGTTGGTTAGTTTATCCTTGGGAGGATTATTGGTTATGACATCAGCATTAATTAAACTTATTTTAGGTATTATTTTGATAGTATTTGCTATCGCTATTGGACCATTGTTAGGTATATGGAGTTTAAATACACTCTTTCCTATCCTACATATCCCATATACTTGGGAAACTTGGGCGGCATTTGCAATTCTATTAGGCAGTGCTAGCGGATTAAGATTTGGAACTAGCAAATGAGCGAGTTAACCGTAGACGATCTTAAAGCAAAACTAAAAGTTATAGATCAAGATTTAGAAAAACTTAGGGCTACAGGAGACTCTGGAAGAAAGTTGGGAGTACTAACTGAGTACCGTGAGTATATTCAAGACGAAATTAAATTTTTGGAAAATGAAAACAGATCTAGAACAAGCACTTGACGAACGTCGAGCACCATGGACTGAAATCGAATACAGAGCTAAAGACTTTTGGGTCTTTAGAGATGCGTATGCTGTTACAGATGGGCACTTATTGTTTGTACCAACACAGGAAAAGTTTGATAACATTATTGCCTGTTATAAAGCTGCACATAAATTTGGGTATGATGGTATTATTAATGAACAATGGGACGGGTATAATATTGGACAAAACTGCGGTGCGGCAGCTGGTCAAACAGTGATGTATCCGCACATACATATGATTCCAAGACGCAACGGAGATATGGAAGACCCACGTGGCGGTGTTAGACATGTTATACCTGAAAAAGGAAATTACAAAAAATGAGTAGGACTGTGTTTATAGTCAACTACTACCCTTACGTGTATGTTACTATATGAACATTTTAATTGCCGGTGATAGTTTTGCTACTAAATTATCAACACCTAATTTAAGTTGGGTAGGATTACTTGCCGAACAACATCAGGTAACTAATCTAGCACAAGCAGGTATTGGTGAATATAAAATTTATAAACAAGTTTGTAGCGTTGATATAAACCAATTTGATCTAGTAATAGTAAGTCATACTAGTCCCAGTAGGATACACACTAATAATCATCCTATACATAAATCTGGGTTACATAAAAATTGTGATCTAATACTTACGGATTTAATTGAGCATTTCCGACCGTTTAATACAAATCTATACACAGCAAAGAATTTTTTCAAATACCATTACGACGAAGAATATCAAATTGACATTTATAATTTGTTACGTAAGCAGATTCATGATATGATTGCTGTTCCATATATTAGTTTGTCGCATGTTGAAATTGTTAATTCACTAGCAATAGAAAAACATAATATTAATCTTAGTACGTTATGGGCCAGTGAACGGGGTACTATTAATCATTATACAGAAGTTGGTAACAGATTTGTCTTTAAAAGGATTCAAGATGAACTCAAAAAAACATGCTAACTGGGATAGCCGTATACCAGCACGTGACGATGGCTATCAATATATTGTAGCAATTCCGTGGAAGGGACAAAACAAATATTGGTGGAATGAAGCATGTATAGACGTTCTAGAAGTATTTGGATTGCCGGGAGATAAATTTACTAGTCACCCGAGCGAAGACAAGATGGAATTTTATTTCAAATCAAAGAGGGATGCTGACCTATGTCAAATATTGTTAAGCGAGAAACTATAGAAATAGGTGTGATTGCTGTTGCTGTTCTAATAGTAATACCAATGATATTTTTATCACTACCAAAAAAAGGTGATACAATAGTATATGACTGCTCAATATCTGAAATAAGCCCAGACTATCCAATAGCTGTTAAAGAAGGCTGTCGCAAACTTCGAGCAGAAAATATCTTGAATAAACCTAAATAAGATTGTATAATACACATATGGCAATCCACTGCCTTAACATCGGAGTAATAAATTGAGTGACCCAGTAAATTATAATAACATAGACGACAAGGGCTATGAAGAAGCTAATCTAGCAGATGCTATCCGCTTTAAAATGAAGCGAGAAGGCAAACGCTTTTGGGCAGGCGATAACATCAGTGAGTATGTTAGTGAAGAAGACAAGGCTATCTTAATTAAAGAAGCCACTGAAGCGTTTGAAGTAGTATTAGATCGATTGCTCATTGATCGTGAAAGCGATCCTAACAGTCGAGGTACAGCTAAACGATTAGCTAAAATGTATTACAACGAAATTATGGGAGGTCGATATGATCCAGCACCAGATGCAACAGCTTTTCCAAATGATTCGGCAGATAGATACGAAGGTATGTTGGTTGTACGTAGCGAACTGCGTTCTATGTGTAGTCATCATCACCAGCCTGTATCAGGTGTGGCATACATCGGAATTATTGCGGCTAACAAACTTATTGGCCTTTCTAAATATACTCGCATCGCTCAGTGGTGTGCTCGTCGTGGCACACTTCAAGAAGAATTATGTAACGACATCGCAAGAGAAATCCAAAAAGCAACCGAATCAGAAAACGTAGCAGTCTATGTTCAAGCAACTCACGGTTGTTGTGAAAATCGTGGCATTATGGCTAAGAGTAGCTTAACACAGACTACTGTACTCAAAGGCGCATTCAAAGACGACATGGGTACTAAGAAAGAATTCTTTGATAATATTAAAATGCAACAGGAGTATGCCTCAAAATGACCACTGCTAAAGAGTTAACTGATCAATTAATCAATCGTGCTAAAAATTTACAAGAATTTGTTGTAGAAAGAGAATTTAATAATGTACCATTAAATGGTGTAATTAAGTTTAGTATACAACATACAGCAGGAGAACCTGCTCGTATTTTTGTACCAGCCCTTACACAAGAAGAGGCGGAACAAATGGTCGATGAATGGTTTGAGGAGGGCGTGGAATGAATTATCAAATGCCAGCAGAAGGTATATTAAAACACAACGATTGGGGAGACTCAAAAGTTTATCGTGTTACATGCGAATGCGGTAGTTCCGAATGCGACCATAATGTTTGGGTAGAGGCCGAAGACACTGGAGTTACTGTAACAATTTATACTACTACTAGATCTAACTTTTGGACTCAAACACGATGGCATCATATCTGGACTCTGCTTACCAAAGGATATATTGATACCCAAGCAACTGTTTGTTTGAAAGCTCAAGGTGCTTTAAACTATGCAGAAACTTTAAAACTAGCAATAGACGATGTAGAAGATTTTAGGAAGAAAAATGTCAAAAATTAAAATAGCCGAGTTATTTTATTCAATCCAAGGAGAAGGACGTTATATGGGTGTACCAAGTGTGTTCTTACGTACATTTGGTTGTAACTTTAAATGTGCTGGATTTGGTATGAGTCGAGGCATGTTGAGTGAAGAAGCCGAAGAAATTGCCAGCGTATCTCACATGTTTACAAAATATGAAGACTTGCCATTAGTTAGCACAGGGTGTGATAGCTACGCATCGTGGCATCCTAGTTTTAAAGAACTTAGCCCTATGCTTACTAGCGAAGCAATCGCAGATCGTATTATGGAAATTCTTCCACAGGATCATTGGAAGGATGAACACTTGGTTATTACAGGTGGAGAACCGTTATTGGGCTGGCAACGTGCTTACCCAGACTTGTTAAGTCACCCTAAGATGCAAGGTCTTAAAGAAATCACTTTTGAAACTAACGGCACTCAAAAACTTACATCAGAATTTAAACAATATTTGATTGACAATTTTTGGGCCTATGGGTGTGAAAATAAAGAAATTACATTTAGCGTAAGTGCTAAACTTCCATGTAGTGGTGAAAAGTGGGAAGAAGCTATTCTTCCAGAAGTAGTTTGTGAATATGAAGAAGTCGGCACAGCGTATTTGAAGTTTGTTATTGCTACTGAACAAGACTTTGCTGATGCTGAATGTGCCATTGCCGCATATCGTAAAGCAGGATTTAAAGGACACGTTTATCTAATGCCAGTGGGCGGTGTGGAAAGTGTTTACGCATTGAATAATAAAAATGTGGCAATAATGGCTATGAAGCACGGATTACGTTATAGTGACCGTTTACAAGTGCCACTATTTAAAAATGAGTGGGGAACTTAATGAAACAATTTATTAGAAAGATGTTTGGTATAGACAAGCTTCTTGCCGAGAAAGAGCAAGCACAGTTAGAAACTGCTCAGGCTAAAGAAGATGAACGTATTGCTAAACTAGCACCAAAAGAACGTGCTACTGCTCGAGGTGAGCCTTGGGTTAGCGTATTGGACACCAAAGTTAATAAAGACAATCCAAGAAATGGCTTTTTTGAGCTTGACTGGAACGACCTGTTTATAGTACAATTGAAACAAGCTGGTTACGGATTTGACGGTGATCCAGATGAACAAATTGTTGATCGGTGGTTTCGAGATTTGTATAGTTCCATGATTCAAGGTGAAGGTATGGAAGCTAAAGATCGGACTGCTGGTTATGTTAATGTAACAAGACTTGGTAACAATAGAGCACAAATAGAATGACATATATTTTAGTTGATACTGCTAACACATTTTTTCGTGCTAGACATGTAGTACAAGGCAATGCTGAGATTAAACTCGGCATGGCATTTCATATTACATTTAACAGTATCAAGAAGGCTTGGCAAGACTTCGGTGGTACTCATGTAGTGTTCTGTCTCGAAGGTCGTAGCTGGCGTAAAGATCATTATGCCCCGTATAAAGCTAATCGAGCTGAAGCCCGTGCCGCACATACAGTAAAAGAAGCTGAAGAAGAAAAAGTATTCTGGGAAGCATTTGACGAGTTTAAAACATTTGTGACAGAAAAAACTAACTGTACTGTACTACAACATAATCAACTAGAAGCTGACGATTTGATTGCGGGATTTATTCAAGCTCATCCTATGGCTGATCATGTTATTATCTCAACAGATAGAGATTTTTATCAACTACTGTCAGGCAACGTAAAACAATATAACGGTGTTGCTGAAGAGACACATACCATTAATGGTATATTTGATAAAAAAGGTAAACTTGTTATTGACAAAAAAACAAAAGAACCTAAAGAAGTTCCGAATCCAGAATGGTTACTATTTGAAAAGTGTATGCGTGGCGACACTAGCGATAATGTCTTTTCGGCATATCCGGGAGTTCGTGTTAAGGGAACTAAAAATAAAGTCGGGTTGACTGAAGCATTTGAGGACCGTAAATCCAAAGGATATTCGTGGAACAATCTCATGTTGCAACGTTGGACCGACCATAATGGCGAAGAACATAGAGTATTAGAAGACTATCAACGTAATGTACAACTGTGTGATCTAACAGCACAGCCAGATAATATCAAGGCATTGATTAAAGAAACTATCGATACGTATGCTGTGCCTAAAGAGATTACTCAAGTAGGTATACGTATGCTAAAATTCTGTAATAGTTACGATATGAAAAAGATTGCTGACAATATTCAATCATACGCAGAACCATTCCAGGCAAGGTACCCGACTGTACTAGCTGTACAAAATTTATTTGAGGAAAAATAATGACAGATATTCACGCAAAGCCGATCGTAGACGGCAAATTTTGGATCGTAGAGCAAGGCGGATCTAAGATTGCTACCCTACATAAAAAAGAAAATAATAAATTTGTTTTGAGTAGTACTAAGGGAGAAGTCATGTTTAATAAAAAACAAGACTTAACTAAACAGTTTGGAGAACAGTTTTTCTTAACCAGTACCAAAGTTAAGGTAACACATTCTGCTCCGTATGAGTGTCACAGTTACCCAACAAGTTGTAGTCCGTATAACAGCATGTACGATGTAAGGCGTAAACTACCGTTGTTTACTAAATCAAATGCTAGTAAGAGTCTATATTGTGCTGGTTACTATGTAATTAAATTTGACAAGGGCTGGGTTAAAAGTTTTTGTCCAAAAGCAATTACTGTTGAACGTTACCCATACAAAGGCCCATTTAAATCAGAAATTGAAATGAAACAGGTACTGTCAAATGCAAAATCAGATTAATTTAAGCCCTGTTACACAATTTATACAACAGGTTAGAAGTGCTGAACAAGCTCAAAGTAAAGAAGTTAAAATGTCTTTACAACAGGCTAGGATGCTTGGTTTAGCACTTGCCGAGATGATGGATAAAATGAACCAAGACTACGAAAGCATGTATAGTGCTCTTAAACGTAGCGTAGACTCTGAAGTTATATCTGTAGAGATGGACGGTGGCGGATTCGAACTGCCTAAATAAAGATAAATATATGCGTATATTATTTGGATACGCATATATGAGCAGACCTAAACCTAAAGTACTATTAGAGTACACCAACAAAAAAACGTATAAAGCTGAACAAGTTTTAGAAGCAGATGCTATCTGGGCCGTATTCTATAAGAACGAGCCATTCAATCTAAAATCGTTCAACAGTCTTACCAGCTATCCTGGGCCAAAGTATAAAAAGACCAGCTTCTCTAATCCGGGTCACGCAGTAAATCTTGCTAAGAAATTAAATTTAACATTTGGATCTGAAGATTTTCAGGTTGTTAAATTAACTTCTGGCACTATCGTAAAATGATAACCAGAGATGTGCTAACCAAAATATTCTTACAACAGTGGGGTAAGAGTGTAGACGAAACTAATGTAAATCTATATTCGCATAAGTGGTGGCAATCAAATCGAGTGAACAAACAAACTGCCTTTCGGCTTAGTGAAGAAGGGTACATGTTTTTGACTAGTGAGTTAGAATTAAAGGAATACGAGATTCCATTTACTGAACCAATCGAACTTAGTCCACAGACAATTATCTTTTTGGAAAGATATATTGACTGTCCTTACTTGCTAACTAACCAAAGTATTACTGTCTTTTCGGAAAAGAAGAGTTTTGAGCTAATGTTGTTTTCAGACGATATACGAAAATTTGGGCTCATAAAAGCAATGAATGAGCGACAAAAAGAAATAGATTCTGAAAATACCGCTTGACACTTCCTCGAGGTAGCTGTATAATAGCTACATAAAGTAAATTTTTAACCCCGCTAAACTTTAAGGAAATGTAAAATGGCAGCAGAAATTCTTAGCCGCACAGTAGGCCCAAAAAACGCTAAAAAGTCTCTACGTAAGGCTTTTAAAAACAAGCGTCCAATTTTCCTCTGGGGTCCTCCAGGTATTGGCAAATCCGATATTATTAAACAACTCGGCGACGAGTTAGAAGCTCACGTGATTGACGTTCGTCTTTCTCTTTGGGAACCTACTGATATCAAAGGTATTCCATATTTTGATAGCAACTCGGGCACTATGGTATGGGCGCCTCCTGGCGAGTTACCAAGTAAAGAGTTTGCCAAACAACATAAACAAATTATCTTGTTTATGGACGAAATGAATAGTGCCGCACCTAGCGTACAAGCCGCGGCTTATCAACTAGTTCTTAACCGTAAGGTCGGTACTTATGAATTGCCCGATAACGTAGTAATGGTTGCGGCCGGTAACCGTGAAACTGACAAGGGTGTTACTTATCGTATGCCTGCTCCGTTGGCTAATCGTTTTGTTCACTTGGAAATGCAAGTTGAATGGGAAGACTGGAACGAATGGGCTGTACTTAATAAGATCCATAAAGATGTTGTGGGCTTTTTGACTTTCAGCAAGAAAGACTTATATGACTTTGATCCAAAGTCTAGCTCACGTGCCTTTGCTACGCCACGTAGTTGGTCATTTGTTAGTGAACTACTTGTAGATGACGACACTGATGCCGATACATTAACTGACCTAACTTCAGGATCAATCGGTGAGGGTCTGGCTATTAAATTTATGGCGCACCGTAAACACGCCAGCAAGATGCCTAACCCTACTGACATTTTGAATGGCAAAGTTAAGAAGATGGATTCGAAAGAGATCTCAGCTATGTATTCACTTACTGTAGCATTATGCTACGAGCTCAAAGATAGTTGCGACAAAGGTGCTAAAGATTGGAACAAACAAGTTAACAACTTCTTTGAATTCATTATGAATAACTTTGAAACTGAGTTGGTCATTATGGGTACTAAATTGGCATTGAGCACTTACAAATTGCCGTTGGATCCGGACGAAATTGAGTGCTTCGATGCATTCCACTCTAAATTTGGTAAGTACATTGCGGCGGCTACAGAAAAAGAAAGTCGTTAACAGTTATAAAACCAATTGACAGGACCTTCGGGTCCTGTTATAATATATACATACAGCAAACATCAGGAGTAGATATGTCACACAATGATCCAATTATTGATAAAATTATTGTAGCCCGAGTAGGTCTGCTACTTCGTCATCCATTTTTTGGCAACATGGCTACACGTTTGAAAATTGAAGAAGGCTCTGAATGGATGGGCACCGCTGCCACAGACGGCAGAACCATTTATTTTAATCGCACATTTTTCGAACCACTTACTACTAAACAAGTGGAATTTGTTATTGCTCACGAAATTCTTCATAACGTATTTGACCATATGGGTCGTAAAGAAGGACGTAATGCACGTATTTTTAACATTGCCGCCGACTATTGTGTTAATGGACAATTAGTTCGCGATCATATTGGTGATCATCAAATTAAAGGCATTACAATTTTCCATGATCAAAAGTACTACGGTATGGGTGCTGAAGAAGTCTACGACAAGATATTTGACGAGATGGACGAACAAGAATTAGACGCTCTTGGTCAATTACTTGATGATCATATCGACTGGGGCGATAAAGATGGTAAAGATGGTAAAGATGGTCAAGGTAAACCGTCGTATACAAAAGATGAATTAAAACAAATCCGTGACGAAATTCGTGAAGCAACAATGCAAGCGGCGCAGGCGGCGGGTGCTGGGAATACACCTGCCAGCGTTCAACGTATGATCAAAGAACTTACTGAGCCTAAGATGAACTGGCGTGAAATTTTGCGTCAACAAATTCAAAGCACCATTAAAAACGATTATTCATTCATGCGCCCTAACCGCAAAGGCTGGCATATGAGTGCTATTTTGCCAGGTACACAATTTCAGGAAACAATTGATATCTGTGTATCAATCGACATGTCTGGTTCAATTGGCGACGAACAAGCTAAAGATTTCCTAACAGAAATTAAAGGCATTATGGAAGAGTACAAAGACTTTAAAATTAAGGTTTGGTGCTTTGACACTAAGGTATATAACGAAGCAGACTTTGACGGTTACACCATGGACGAGTTTGACGACTATGAAGTCATGGGCGGTGGCGGTACTGAGTTTGATGCTAACTGGGATTATATGAAAGAACACGATATTCAACCTAAAAAGTTTATCATGTTCACAGACGGTTATCCTTGGAGCTCGTGGGGCGACGAAAACTACTGTGATACTATTTTTATTATTCATGGAAATAATACTATTGTGCCACCTTGGGGCGAGTACGCTTACTACGAAGAAGTTAAGGAAATGGCATAAATGGCTTTAAAGAATGGCAAACCTAATCCTTTAAATTATTTTGATTTACGGAGAGTTGAGTTTGCCGCTCCTCATTTTAAATATACTGTAATAGAAAAACACACCCCTACATTTATTAAATTAGTTAATCAGTGGATAATGAATAACCTAAATAATAGGTATTATATCGGGCAAGATCTAGCTTTAGATTATACTAATACTATCGTATATACTACAAGAATCGGCTTTGAAAGTGAAAAAGAACTCAGCTTCTTCACAATTGCCTGTCCACATTTACAATTGAGATAAATTATATACACACTTAATTTAAGGAGATACCATGACTGATCAAGTGGAAACAAATCAAGAAGCAACAACAGAACAATCGCAAGAAAATGCGGCCGAACTTAATATTAACGATCTTAACGCAATGAAAGTTATTATTGATATTGCTAGCTCTCGAGGCGCATTTAAACCAAACGAAATGGCTGTTGTAGGGCAAACATATAACAAACTAACAACATTCTTAGATCAAGTTGCTAAACAAGCAGAAGCATCTAAACAAGGAGCCTAATATGGCACAATCATTAAAACACGTAGGTAGAATCAAAGCATCAAATAAGAAAGTACTTGTTGCTTATAGAACTCTACCAGGTGACGCATATAGCGCACTAGTCGTACCGACTGAAAGCCTAGATGACCAATATCATAATGCTCTCATTAATTTGGTCGAAAGCGCAACCGCTCAAGAAGCATATGAGTTTGCCGAAGCATTAGATCGCACACAATTTCCAGACGGAAGCCGTATGTTGCCAAGTCTACATTCAAAAGGTCGACTAATTAAAGTTGGTACTGATCAGATTGAAATGACTCCGTCAATTGGTGTGTCTATTTTACTTTCTGAATTAAATCAGATCATCGCAGAACAACGCGGTATTGCCGTAGATGGATTATCTATTGCTCCAGGGTTAGGTGATACTGCTAAACTAACTGAAGTAGCATCTGCTAAAGAACTTACAACAAGTGCTCCTGAAATAGCTCAACCAGTAGTTGCTCCAACAGGTACTCCAGAAGATCAAGCCAAGTTTTATCGTTCACAAGCTGATAAACTTGCTAAAGAAGCTGCCGCTATGCGCCGTTTGGCCGAGGAGTTGGTTCCGACCAAAAAAGCTAAGTGATGACTGCGGGAAGAATTCTTCCCAAAGAAGTCATTGAGCATTGGCCAGAAGTATTCGGAGAGGTAAAGCTCAACGTGTTACCACTTAGGTATCTCCATGCGGTACTGGTCAATTTTAAAGATGGCAAGACTTGGGAAATAAAAGTTACAGCTAAGACAAAAAAAGATGGATGGGAATCTTTCGAAAAATCGTTGTCAGAATTATTTAAGGCATATGAAAAACGGATTGATAATATTGATTTTAAACTTGACACTATTAAAGTTAAAAAAGATATAGAAAAATCCACCGAGAAATTTTTAAAAAATCGAAAATTATAATGCCCGATTGCAAAGAATTTAATTTTAACAATAAAAAAATCTATGTGTATGATGACGCATTTTCATCTCAAGAAAATTTTGATATCTACGCAATTATATCTCAACTAAATTTTACTAGAACAAATGTAGATCTATCATTTAATGTAAACGAAACTAATAAAAAATGGATTTGTAATTTAGGGCAACATGATATGTTATATCAATTTACCTTAGACAAATATTCTAAAACCATTGATTTTATACCATGGGAACAAGTTAGTGACGTTAGACAATATGTTAACTATTCTACCTCAGACACAGCTGATCTGATTCACGCAGACTGTAACACATTCCAAGAAGGAGTATATACGATACTTCAATATGCAAACTATACTTGGGATCCAAACTGGCACGGCGAAACTATTTTTTATGACTCTAATTCCGTTGACGCAATTTTTACATCAACAGTTAAACCGGGTAGAGTACTAGTGTTTGATTCTGTACTAATGCATTCTGCTACTACCCCATCAAAGATAGCAGAGTTTCCTCGATTTACAATAGCAACCAAAATTATAATAAACAAAAATGAATGTTAAACTTTTATCATATTCCCAACCTACAGAGGAATTCAGAGAGCTGGGTCTTGCGGATGCGCAAGAACTCATTGCGTATTGCGCCCGTGTCAGCAATCCCTCCAATCAGCTCAACACAGAGACGTCAGACAAACTCATCAAGTACTTGGT